AAATCGATCTGAAAAAAAATCTGCGTACCCAGTAAAACTATCCATCAGTACAAGACCAGAGCAGCGTTAATTGATCCTCCACTCAGTGTAACCGCGCCAAAAGGCAGAAAAATATCACCAGCAATATTTTCGACATGGAGAAACTGATTCTCACCCATATCGTTCAAACGAACATACACATCATCTTTACTAGATGATCCTTTTGACTCAACAAAAAGTGCTCTACAAGTTGGAAATGTCGTCTGACCATCAGCAGGAGCCCAGTGAAAACCACTGGCGTAAGGCAGCTCTGATTGCTGCCCGTATACAGAACCAAAAGCGCGGATGTCCATTCTCTAAGTCTTTTTGTCAGTCTAACTTACTTAGCTCAATAAGCTTTTTCAAATACCACTCTGCTTTTTTTAAGTCCTCCACACCGTTCTTGTGCTTAAACCGCCAGAGATACTTAAAGCACGAAAGGTGACAAAAACTCTTCACAGCATCTTCACCACCTGCAGCCAACATCGCATCGATGCACTCGATCTCGCCCTGGTTGTAGTGCGTGGGATGATCAACGCGACTCGGATTACCTTGAGACGAAATCATGTCAGTATGCGAACATAGTCTTGGTATCAATGATACTTTGATTTTTAAGCAGTGCGGAAGAATATTTCGTATCAAGATGTTCGATCAAAGCAAAGTCAGGTATCACCACTGAATCGTCTTCACAAGTAACGGGAACGACGCGGCGGTGCTCTTGCCAAGGTTTTAAATCCTCAAAGGCAAGTCCCATCGAAGATCGATCGGCAATGGGCCAATTTCTTTTGCCTGTCTTTACGTGACTGTGAACGGGGTTGCAACTCCAGCTATTCACGTACTTCGTGGCATCCTCCTGATCAAGAATCATCATCCCTGAATAAGGGTTTCCGAGGGTAGTGAATCCCAAAATATCTTTGTCAAAAGGTTTCGGGAGGAACTCTGATTTAAACGGGATGTCCCCCCATACGTATTCTGTAACTCCACCCAGTTTCCACTTTCTATAGTTATCGAACGGAATCAGCTTTGTTCCTTGTCTTTCTACACGACAGAAACCTGGCTCTAAATTCTGCTCACGAAGCTCGTCTTTGTATTTATACCAATAGTCAAAATGTTTCTTAGTGAACAACATATCATTCTCTGAGTACATATAAAAATCATGAGTACCCTTCAAAACCCTTCTAATAAAAGAAGGTTTATGCGCCCAGCAGAGATCATATCCTTCGTACTGGGGTCCTGCTGCCACAAAACCCACACGGTTGAAGTTGGTGTGAGAAGCGACGATTAGAGAAAACTCATCGATGTCATGCCTGTGGTTGTGGTCGATGTAAATATCAATTTCTTTTTCAAGCTCAAGATCCTCGTAAGCCTTAAGGACCTTGAGGGTTTTCTCAACCCTGTGCAGAGGGTTGTGTGCTGTGATTGCGATGTAAATAGATTTCATCAGTATTCAACAGAAAAGTTGCCTCGACGTTGCAGGAACGTCATGAGCCAGGTGTAGGCATCTAAAAGGTCGTCGTGAGATGTTGCTCCGACGTTAATCAACTGATCAGTCAGCGCATCGAACTTGCGGTACTTATTAAAGATGACTTTTTTATTTTCCAGAAGACCCAGTGTCCCTCTAAAACGAGCGACTTTATCTCCCCTAAAACCCTTCACTTCGTGTATGTGAAGATTGCCCAGACCTCGTTCGTTTAAAAGGACTCGTTTAAGGTCAGCGGCCAAGGAAGCTTGGTAAGCAACAGCCTCAACGACAAGCGTTACTGTCGAATAAGTAGGAAAATACTGGTCTCCTTGTAGCTCAAGAATTCCCCATTCAACCAGCATGTCACACAACAGATCTATCTTTTCAAGGTTTCCGATAGAGCGCACCTGATGCGCGTCGATGATGTAGAACTTGTCCTTAAGGCGACCCCCAAGAACGAACGCGGTGTAATCAGACGTCTCATTCTTACTGGCTGATAAGTCGATCCCCACAGCGAGGGAGTCAAACTCAGTCTCGACCTCGCCTTTGACAATCAGATCAGGCGAGAGAACCAGATCAGAGGTCATCACTGGCTGTTGCTGGTACTGGAAAGCAAAAGCAACCGGATCCAGTTCCTTCTGTTGTTGCAGATACTCAACTGACCACTGCTCAGGCCAGTAGCTGACCGCGTCTCCGTCGGCGTCGTACGTGAGTGCCTCCTGCGAAACCTGTTTCCAGCCTTTTGAAGGAGAAAACATTGTCTTGTGGATGTCGAGAGGGTGGAATCGGGTCCCCAAGCAAATAGAACGACCGCCTTCAAACACAATCGGTGCGATAACGGAGGACCAGTTGTTGTTCATCTCATCCCGAACTGCCGGGTTTTTGATGTCAGCACTAGATTTAATCGGGTCATCGACGATAACCAGATGAGCACGTTTTGACGTGATACTTCCTCGAAGCCCTGCAGCACGTAGAGTGAATTCCTCATCGCCCACACGGTCGATACCGGCATAGTCAAAGTCAATCGACCAACCGATATCACTCTGCATACCGGACTTCAGCTTGACTTTCGGGAAGATCTTCTTGAACGAAGTCGAGTCGATGATCTGCTTGATGATCCGACTCTTCGGAATAGCTGTGGCGATGTTGTAAGAGCAGTAAATGATCTGCAGAGGCATTCCTTTGCTGGTGTGCCTTCCAATGATCCAAGCCGTGAACATGTTGAGCACGGTTGATTTGGCACTTCCACGAGGGGCGAGAATATCTAGGTTTGGTCCTGCAATATCTAGAAGATATCTATTACTTACTCCCGTTATCAAGTGCTTATGCCATTCCAGCATATGGTGCGCTGGAGCTTTATCCATGATCGTACAGAACGTCAGGAAATCATCCTGTGCTCTTGTGAAAACGCTATCGATAGCAGCATCAGAATCATCAACAGCTTTCTGCGCTCGAAGCTTTAAAGCGCGTCGGTATGCGAATGTTTCTCTGCTAGGCATTATCGATTAGTGTTTGTATACTGATACTGAAATTCTAAACCCGTATGTCGAAGATTCTTTGGTACGGAGATGCTTGTTCGAATACTGGTTTCGCTCGTGTAACTCATAGCATTCTAGAGCATTTAAAAAAAGATCATGAGATTGTCGTATACGGGATCAACTACTCAGGAGATCCTCACGACTATCCATTTAAGATTTATCCCGCCAGCGCCGCTAATCCTGGAGATAAGTTCGGCATTGGTCGGATCCAGCAGATCGTCGAGAGGGAACGACCTGACTTTTTTATCTGTTTGAACGATATCTGGATCGTAAACCAAGTCTGGGAAAGAGTTCACCTACTTAAATCTCAGTTCAACTTCAAGTTCATCGCATACTTCCCTACAGACTCGGAGTGGTATCCCCTCCCGATGCTGAGGTTCGTTGAAGACTGGGACTTCGCAATCACATTTACCCCAGAGCAAGCTCAGCGATTGATGGCACACGGAATCAAACCTAAAAAGCTCGGAATAATCCCACACGGTTTAGACCAGGGCAAGTTCTACGTCGTCGACCGGGACGAAGCCCGCAAACGCTTAGGTCTGCCGCTCGACAAATTTATTGTCTTCAACGGCAACCGAAATCAGCCCAGAAAACTTATCGATCAAACGATCAAGGCATTCGCTGAGTTTGCAAAAGATAAGGACGACGTAATCCTTTATCTGAACATGGGTGAGAAAGACCTGGGTTGGTCCGTCAAGGAACTCTTCGAGACAGAGATGCGCCGAAGGGGTGCCGACCCATCAGCAAAGTTGGCGATCACTCCGAACATCAACTACATGGCTGCTCCGCCAGATGAACAACTAAACCTCATATACAACGCTGTTGATGTCGGCATCAACACCGCAAACGGTGAGGGTTGGGGACTCGTTCCCTTCGAGCACGCGATGTGTAAAAAACCACAGATTGTTCCCGCACATACGTCTTGCCAAGACATCTGGAAGGACAAAGGTCTGTTGATCGATGTCGCAGCGTGGATCTCTGATAAAGATTTAGGGGTGGAACGAGGGATCGTTAATTACAAGCACGCTGCAGAATTACTACAGAATTTGTATGAGAGCGACGAGTACCGCGAAAAAGTTGGCGAAGATTGCTTCGAAGTAACTCAGAACCCTGCTTACAGGTGGGACAAGATCGCTGAAGGATTCACTAAAGCCATGGAGATTATCTGATGACACATACTAGATTTCAAACCACGCTCAAGTACACCCAGATCCCGGTAAACATCCGTAGCAAGACGGGATACCCAACTATTTATCAGCAGGCTGATGACATCGGAGGCAAGTTCTCTCGCATTTACTGGGGTCTTCCTGAAAAAGCAGTAGCGAACTTCAGCCCTTGTCTTGTGATCCACGAGGGTCACAGGCTCGTATCGTTCAGAAGTCAGCCTGAGCCTTTTGTGTTCCGGCACGACCAAAAGTATTTTTACTACAACAACACGCCCACGGAGATTTACATCGGTGAGCTGACTTCAGAGAACTCGATTTCAGGCGCTAAAAAGATTAGAAACAAGCCTCACCGCCTCAGCTACGAAGATGCTCGGCTTTTTAAAGCTCCTGATAATGATCTGTATATGCAGTTCATTACAAGCCCGTACGCATCTAAATGGGATACGTCAAAGCACACTATGGTTAACCAGCCAAAGGTGTGCGTCGGTCATATCGATGAGTATGGTGAAGTAAAGGACTGTATATACCCGCCGGTCGGTAACAATCTTGAGCCGGGTAAAGCTGAAAAGAACTGGTGCTTCTTCAGTGAAGGCGGGAAGTTACGGCTTCTCTACTCAACCATTCCTATTTCTATTAGGACACCTGGCGAACCGGACATCACCATTGACTCGGAATGCCTGAAAAAAGTTGTGGGTAACTCGCCTACATTCAACTCCACGGCTCCGATCGACATCGGCGACGAGTGGCTTGTGTTTTTCCATTGGAAATACATGGCTATCGATACGTCAACGCAACGCCCTCATCTCCTTTACCACCTGGGAGCTTACACACTTGATAAAAAATTCACCAAAATCACACGTCAATGCACAGAGGCATTGTTCAGCGGGTCAACTAATGATGACCTTATTTGGTGGACTGATTGCGTAGGCAACCCGATTTCGACTCAGCCTGCTTGTATTCTTCCTTTCGGAGGCGAGTATGTCGAAGAAGACGACACTATCGAATTAGCTGTCGGGGTCAACGATAGTTTCATGGGCATCTTCAAATGCCCTCTGGTTAATATCTTGGCTCTCCTCGAGTCTGTCTAAGTACGAAATAATAAGATCCCTGAGTTCTTTATATCGAACAAACCAATCAGGGATCAAACCGAAGTGAGGAAGATAGTTACGGTCATATTCAGTGTCTTCAATAAACTGAATGATCCGCTCTCTATCTGTCACGATTTTTCTTCTCTTTCAATAGTCGACCATACAACGATAGAAGCTTCGTCGATCAGATCCGACATTGTTGGCGAATCTTCAAAGCTGTTTACGAGCTCACGTAAACAACGATCCGCACCAGCAAGTAAAAGCCCACGGCGATCAATACCGTCAGTGAGCTGTCGGACGGCCTGGATATGCGACCGGAGTTCTTTTTGCAAGACGCTGATTTTCGTCGCTGCTGTGGCATGATCCAACATTCCTGTAAGAGTCATTTGCCGGACATTATCAATGTCCATCTTCAGACTGTCGATTTCGATCAGCAGGACCTTTCGAAGATCTTGCTTGGGATATTTTTCTTGTAACCAGGCTGTGAGGTCGGCAATTGAGCCGCTATAACCAGGACGTAGAAAACGAGCATATAAGTAAGACTCAACGTCACTCGTGCTGTTCTTGACATAGTGCAAGAAAGCGTCCTTTTGTGTCTTGCCTAGCGTATCTAACCAAGCCCCGACAGTATTAGTATCAGGCGCTTGTGTTGTAATCATGCGAAGAATCGTTGTCCGGCTAAGGCGATATTAACCGCATTTGAACGAAGATCTTTCGTTGCGGCGGTGTTTGCACGAATGCGAGCGATATCACTCTCGGTTTTAGCTTTATTAAGAGTCAGATTACCGATAATGTTTTGGTCACCTAAAGCCAGCTGACCAGCAATACGCTGAGCACCCGTAGCCAAAGCACCCTGCGTTGTTGCACGAGTTGTGGCTAAAGTTCCGAGGTTTTTAGCAAACTGCTGAGCAATATTTCCCTTTGCAGTTTCCTGTAAAGCTCGGATACCTAAGTTGGTTTCACCAAGACTTTTTGCGAGCTCGTTATCACCTTTACGAGCTGCAGTAGCTGCCTGAGCAAGATACTGAGGACCAAGAAGGGAAACACCAAGTCGAGCCTTTCCGAGATCTTCTTGAAGACCAATACCTTTACCTAAAAGAGTCGCAACTTCGTTGGCTTGAAGCTGGGTTGCGGTGGCTCCACGAGAAGCTGCATCAGCAAGAGCTGTGGCTGAGCCCTGTTGTAACGCTTGAGCTAAAAGTGCTTGACCGTAAGTACTGCCTTGGAGAGCAGCACCAAACTCAGAAGCGGCAAGCGAAAGAGGATTGTTCGCTGCTGCAGCTTGAGCACCGT